GCCGCGTTGGGCCAGTATGTAGCCCAGGGCGTCAGCGCCGTGCGCGGGGTCCACGCCGATCCAGATCGGGCCGGTGGGGGCTGGCGTCGGCGCGGGCTTCACGCCCTTCGGCGCGGGCTTCACGCCCTTCGGCGCGGGCTTCACGCCCGTCGGCGCGGGCTTCACGCCCGTCGGCGCGGGCTTCACGCCCTTCGGGCCGGCGCGCATGGCTTCTGCGTTCAGGATGGCGTTCAGGATGTCGTTCAGGATGTCGTTCGAGTTCATTGCATCTTTCCTTTCATTGATTCAAGTAGAAGAGCTTGCACGCTTCTTTTACTCTGGCGGCGTGCCATAACTACTTCATCCACTGTGTCGCGAGCGACGATGTAGTGGATAAAGACGGGCCGATCATGGCCAGATTGCATTTGGCGCATTGGCCCAATGCGCTCTACGATTTGGTCGTGTTGCTCCAAGTCGTACCACTGCCCAAAGAAGACGAGGATGTTTCCCCCGTCTTGAAGGTTGAGGCCGTGCCCCGCAGAAGCTGGGTGCGCAAAGAGCAGAGGAATTTCCCCACGATTCCAAGCGTCGATTGTGTGGCCGTCAGCGTCCAGATGACGGCCATCAGGGAAAGCGCGTTGAAGCCTGGCCAAGTCCGACTTGAAATGGTAGGCCACCAGGACGGGCGCGCCAGCGGCCTCTTCCACCACGGACGCCAGAGCTTGAATCTTTGCATCGTGCACCTCCACGGCCTTGTCAGGCCCATAACGTTGGGGATCCAAGTACACAGCACCGTTCGCCAGTTGCAGGCACTTGAGGGATAGGGCCGCGGCGTTGAACACCTCGACCTCTTCACCACTCGCCAGTTGCGCGAACATCTCGCGCTCCAGCTCGCGGTATTTGGCCCGCGCGTTGCGCGGCAGTTCGACTTCGATCACGTTCACGATGGGCTGCTTGAGGTCGAAGAAATCGCGGGGGTCCACCGTCAGTGAGCAATCGGCCAGGCGCTCCTGGATCTGGTCTTGCGCGTGAGCCGCCTGCTTCCAGCTCGTGAACCCGCCCATGTTCACCGGCGTGAACCACCTGGACTGAAAGGCGCTGTACGTGCGGCCCAGGCGCTGGCCGGCGTCGATGAACCATTGCTGGCCCCACAAGTCCTCTAGGCCGTTGGGGCTGGGCGTGCCTGTCAGGTTGATCCACTCGCGCACACCGGTGTGGGCCACCTTGCCCAGCGCCTGGGCGCGCACGCCGCCCTGGCGCAGGCGGAACGACTTCAGCCGGGTGGACTCGTCCGCCACCACGCGGCGATACGGCCAGGCCTTGCCGTTCGTGGCGTACCACTCGCGCAACCACACCAGATTGTCGTAGTTCATGCAGACCACCGGGGCCTCCCGCTTCAGGGCGGCCTCACGATCGGCTGGCGTGCCGGTGCAGCTCACCACCTCCAGGCCCTGGAGGTGTCGCCACTTGCGCACCTCGTCGGGCCATGTGCTTTGCGCCACGCGCAGCGGCGCCAGCACCAGGGTCGGGTGGTCGTCGCCCAACACGTTGTAGACGATGTCCAGCCACGTGAGGCAGGTGCTGGTCTTGCCGATGCCCATGCCTGCCCACAGGTTGCAGCGCGGCGTGCTGGACATGAAGTCGAGCATGAGGCGCTGTGGTGCGCGCGGGGCAAACTCACGCATGGAGCTTCGCCCACCAGGCGCGCATCTCGGAGGGGTCGTACCAAGAGTCGCTGCGCCCGTGGCGTCGGTGCACGAGCTTCGGCTTTGGGCCTGGGTTCTTCGCCAGCTCGGTGGCCAGCTTCCCCATGCTGACGCCGAAATCTTCGGCCAGCTCGCGGAAGGAACGCAGAGGCTTGTGCGGGCGGCCAACACGCTGGCTGAGCTCAGGGGTGATGGCGAATCGATTTTTCATGTCCGAGCCCCCACAAGGCGCGCCTGGGCCAGGGCGTTCACCCTGATGTAGTTGCGTTGGGCGCCCATCACTTGGCTCCGATCCACTCGACCCAGTCTGTGGTGGCGCCGTCCAGCATGGCACGCTTGAAGCCCCACGCGATCGATTCATCCTCGCCCGGCTTGTCGCGCAAGGGCCGAAGCCCAATGTCTGCGCACGCGCTGACGGTGCGGACCGCCTTCGGACCAGGCTCAAGGCCCAGCACGAAGGGCCTGCCGAGCGATTCGATCTCCCACACGACACCCTCGCCGGGGGCGGCGGGGTAGGCGTCGTCACCAACGCGGTAGGCCGGCGCCCCTTGGTGCAGGGTGGCGAACACCCGCCGGCGCACGTGAACAAGAATGTGCAGGTTCTCCCAGTTCACGGCGCGAATCACAACGGCCAAGTCTCCAGGTTTGCATCTCATGACAGCAGCTCCTCAACACCTTCGATTGAATCGATCACAACCACCCTTTGGCCCATCGCGCGCATGCGCTCGTGCTCGCGCAACTGGTGGGGCTCTGGCTTGACGCCTGGAGATTTCATCTCGACCCAGACGGTGCACGAGGTGAGCATGCCGAACTCATTGCGCAGGGCGCGCGGCAGCATCACCAGCCGGTCCGGCGCACCGCGGCGGCCTTGCCAGGTCACCTTGCGCACCTCGCCGCCCAGGGCCTTCACGTGCTTGACCAGGTGGCGCTCGATGTCGCGCTCACGTAGGTGGTGGCCGGCGTTCATCGCGCGCCCCAGTCGCACGACACGCCGCCGGTATTGGTGGCCGGCACGGCAACCAACAACCCTGTGAACAGATTCACGGGCCGCCGCGGGCAGCGGCTGGCGCGGTGGCCTTCCTGGCCACAGTAGGTGCACATCGTTCGTTCCATCTCGGGCTCCTTGCAGTGTGCTTCTACTTTAGCACCTGCTAAGTTTCTTTGCAAGGTCCCGCCGTGCGCAGTTCTGCGCGGGCGTGGACGGCTCCAAGCAGTCTGGCCGGACGCAGTGCTCCACCCCGCAGGTGTGGTCCAGCTCCAGGCCGGTGGCTTGCAGCTCGCAATAGCCCAGCCACAAGTCGTCAGCGTTCTGGCACTCCCAGTGCAGCCAGACCCACGCGGCGATGTGCACCATCAGAGTCTTCACGCGGCCCAGGCCCGGGATGTAGACCTCCATGCGCGCGTAGCCCCAACGGTCGGTCCGCAGCTTCCAGAGCCAACAGCCCTCGTCCCGCTCTGGCTCGTGGGTGTTGGCCACCAGCCGGCTGAACAAGTTGTCGTAGGGGCTGCGGGCCATCAGGACGGCCCCGCTTCGGCCAGGTTTGCCGCGCGCTTTGCGGTCGCGAGGTCGGTCCTCTCCGCGAGGGCGTTCATCACAGCCACCCCGTCCTTGGCCTTCTGGTACTCCGCGCCCGAGAAGCCGACGCGCCCGGTGCGCACGTACCGTTCTTGCATGCTGGCCACGACGGACGCCTGTTCGGCCATCTCCGGCGCGCCCTCCCCGCGCATCTGAGCGACGTGCCCCCACGTAGCAACCGCGCCGGCCCACTGAGCCAGCAGGGCGTCCGTGCCTAGCCCGCGGGCGATGTCGTCAAGGGTCTGCAGGTGCGTCGTATCCAGATCGCGCACCTGGGCCGCCGTCAGCATGGCGGGGATGTACTTGCGACGGCACCGCTTGCGGGTCATGCGCGGCCCCAGGGTGTGCGCCGGCCGGCAACGGCCATCGCTGCGACTGGAAGGGCCAGCGTGCCGGCCAGGGTTATGAAAAGGGCTTCGGGCATTGGGTTACCTCGTAGGTTTGAATCGGGGGAGCTGTCGGCTCACGCGGTCCGACCCGGAGCACGGCACGCCGTTCTCGTAGTATTCGCGCCAAGAGTCGGTGTAGTAGCCAACCTCCCCGCACTGCGTGCAGCGGAAGGCGCCGACGCTGACATCCTCCTGCGTGGATTCGCCCCCCTCTTCCACCAGTTGCAACTCGGTGCCACCGTACGGGCCCACCCCAACGCCGCAGGGCGCCCACCGGGTGGGCAACCTGTGCGTACAAGGCATGGCATGGCGCGCCCACCGCAGGTAGAGGGCCAGCCGCAGGCCGGACCAGCGCGCGGCGTCTGGATGCTCAAGCCGACCGCGCAGCGATCCGAAAGCCTGCCCGCCCAGGTGCCCGGCGGGGTCGTGGTGGCCGACGTCCGGGTCGCTCATCCCGTAGTCGCTGCCCGGTCCTTGTACGCAGTCCCAATCGGGCATGGTCATTCTTTCCTGTAGCGGTAGCACTCAAAGCCAGCCGCGGCCAGCGGGATGCCCAGCGCCCAGGGCGGGCGGCGGGCGAGACGGGCCGACAAGTCGCCGGCGTTGAATTTCGGATCGTCGGGCGCTTCCGTCGGCAGCTCGTCGTGCACGCTGAGCACGATGGCGTAGCCGCTGTCCTCGATGAACTGCATGTTGTGGGCCATGATGTCCCGGGCGAAGGCCTGGGTGCAGTTCTCTACGATCTTGCCACCGTAGGTCTTCACGCGCTTCCACTGGCGGGTGTATTGGTCAACGCCCATGTATGAAATCTGCTCGCCTTCAACCTTCGGCTGGAGGTAGCACAGGTAACGCCCACTGGGCAGCCGGATGCGCAGCCACGCGCCATCGCGCCGGGCGATCAGGTGCTGGCCGATCTTGAACGACTGGCCCGGGTTGCCGATGGCCAACGCCACACCTTCCTTGGCCGCGGCCCAGAGCGCCTTCGTGTTCGGGTGCGCCTCGCGCCAGGCGGCCTTCAGCACCTCGCACGCGATGTAGGTCCGATCGATCAGGCCGGACGTGCTACGGCCTTTCTTCTTGGTCCACTTGAGCATGCCCTGCGCGGCCTCCAGCGCCTCGCGGCTGGCCGTCGCCCATACCGCGTTGGCCATCTCGTCCAGGTCCATGTTGTAGACCGCGGCGAAGGTGATGAACGCAGCCACGCCACCCTCGTAGCCCAGGCCCAGCTCCTGCACCTTGCCTATCTGGCGCTGGGCCTTGGACACGTCGTCCGGGCTGCAGTTGAAGCTGCGCGCGTAGGCCAGCTTGTACATGTCGGCGCCGGTGCCCTTGTCGAAGTCGGCGAACGCCTTGAGCTTCCAGTTCTCCCCGGCCAGGAAGGCGAGCCCGCGGCCCTCAATGTTGGCCAGGTCGGCCACCACCAGCTTGCGGCCTGGCGGGGCCACGATGCAGCCGCGCACTGCGTTCGACGTGGCTTGCATCACGTTCGGGATGACCAGGTGCGAGACGCCGTGCTTCAGGCAATCCACCGTGAACTCTTGCTCGTCTTCGGTGAAGTCGGGTGTGGGCCGCGGCAGGTTCTGCGGCTGGAAGACCCGGCCGGCCCATCGCGCGGTGCGCTGGGCACCGGCGAACTGCAGGGTGTTGCGCAGGCGGCCATCGGCCGACGTGGCGTTCGCCAATGCCTTGTATTTGGCCGTGCTGGTCTTCACGGCCTCCAGGCGCAGGGACAACAGCAGCTTCACGCCCTCGGGCAGTTCGGGATCTTCCAGCCGGCGGCGCAGCGTGTCGGCAGCCATGTCGGGCAGCGTCACGCCGTACTCGGCCAGGATGTAGACCAGCAGCGCGTCGCGCTTGCTGGGGCTGCTGACCGCGCCGGCGGTGGCTTCCTGCACCTCCTGCTTCAGCCGGGCCTGCTCGCGCGCCACGGCCTCGATGGCGCCCTGCGCCAGGCCGAGGTCCACCCGGAACCCGCGGTCGTTGATCTTCTGATCCAGGTGCCACAGCGCCAGTTCTGGGTGGCCGGGCTTGTAGTTCCAGGTCGGCAAGTCGCGCGACACGGCGCGCATGGCAATGATGTCTTGCCTGCTGTATCCCAGGAAGTCGGCCCACTCCTTCGGGTGCGTCTCGCGCGTGGCGCGGCGCAGCTTGTGGCCCTTCGGCCTAGGCTTGCTGAACAGTTGGATCAGATCCCGGCCACGCTTGTCCTTGGCCACGTCGGGCGCGTGGCCCAGCACCTGGCCCATCCTGTCCAAGCTGCCCGGCAGGCCGTGGGACATGCCCTGCACCATCGTGTCATACCAACGTTCAACAGGCACGTCGATGCCCCAGCAGTGACGTACCAGCGTGCGGTCGAAGTGGCTGTTGTGGGCGATGACCGTGACGTCGGGGCGCTTGAGCGCAGCGAACATCGCGCCGGGCATCCCTGCTTTCCACCCGGGCTCTGTGCAGTCGTGCACGTACGGGTTGCCGTCGTCGATGGCCCACTGAACCACCGTTATTTCGGTGCTGGGGTGCTCGGCGTAGCGGTGCGTGCCGTGCACCTTCAGTTCGCACTCACTGAACGTTTCGCAGTCGAACCAGAGTTTCATGAGTGCCTCAACCGGTTGTCCGTTTCCCCGCCATCAAAGTCGCCGAGCATCCTTGCGAGCCAGCAGCGAGAGGTTCAACGCCCTGCGGTAGAAATGCCCCAGCGAATCTTCGCTGGGGTGTGGAGAACCGCGGCGGGCGTCTATGGCGGGGCTTCTTACCCAGGGGACGAGGCTGGGCTGGAGAGCTGACTTCCACTTCCGTGTTGGGCGGGGTGGCCGGTCGTTCCTCGCCGGCCACCGCACCCCGTTAAACCGTCAGGCCAGATCGGCGCCGAAGTCCCCGGCCGCCGCACCCTCGGCCGGCTCAAAGTCAGCGGCCCCCGCAGCTCGGCCACCCCCGAACGAATCGTCCTCGCTGTGGAACTGGGTTCCCTGAATGCTGGCAAACACGCCCTTGGCGCCGGGCTTCAGGTTCGCATACAACGACACCCGCGCCGTGACGCGACACCCACTGTAGATTGGGCTGCTGTCTTCGCTGTCCACCGTCGAGGTGTCCGCGTTGTAGACAGGCATGCGGCGGGTGCTGGTGGCGTGCACGTACCACTTGTCCGAGTAGCCCTCGCGCACCTCGCCCAACTTGTCGAGCTGCCTATTCCCTTCGCGGATGTTGCGCTGACGCGCGTCCAGGGCGTCGAACCACAGGTCAGCCTTCTTTTTGTCGCCCTTTAACGCTTCGAGCGCAACCTTCTTTTCCAGCGCCTTGATGTTGGTGGCCGGACCCCAATCGCGCGGCCCCGGGCCTATCTTTTCCTGCACGATGCTGTCCGGGCAGATGATGTAGTCGCAGTTGTGCTTCGGTGTACCGTTCTCGACGGCCGAGGATTTCTTCCAGAGGCCGCCAGCGAACGAGATGCGAGCTTTGGTGATGCGGATGTCCATGGTTTAGGCCCTCCTTCAGGCCAGATCAGAAAAATCGGCGGTGGCCGATGGTTGGGGGACTGGTTCGAACTCGTCGGCCGCTGGCGTGATGACCAGGGCCGGGCGCTCGTCGGTGATCGGCGCGACGTGCTTACCGGCGGCGGCCCGCACGATGTGCGAGACGACTTCCTTCCACTGCCGCGGGCCGATGGCGGGCTTGCTGCCGTCAGCGGCGGGGATGACCTTGCCTTCCTTGTCGAGAGGCGGCGCCAGCTTCTCAAGCTGGGCGGGGCTCTTCAACTTCATGGTGTACATTTCCTCGTTCTTGAGGCGCACCTTCTCCTTCAGGTACTCTTCGACCGAAGCAACGTCGTCCCAAGCCCTGGGTCCCTTGCGGCCTTCGACCAACTTGCAGGTCTTGAACTGGGTGCCCGCCAGTGCGCGGCGTTCGATCTCCGCGAGCACAGCCTTCGCCCAACCCTCAATCATGCCCAGCTTCGGGTAAGCGGCGTCGAGCCACTCGTCCGTGGTCGGCTCGATGTGCTCCTTGCCGGGGACGCTGGTGTCGGCGAACTCATCAGCCGTGGCCGGCGAGTGAGCCAGCACGGTGGACAGCACCTCATACCGCAGCGCCGGGCAGGTGGCCTTGGCGCGGCAGAACCGGCACTGGTCCTCGCCGGGACGCAGGAACGTGCGTTCCCACCCCTGGCGCTCGTGGCTGGAGGCCTCGGGCCGGCAGTGCACGGCGTGGGTCTGCACAGCAGTGCGCGCGCTGTTGACGGCACTGCGCGCCGTCGTGCGGCCCCAGGCCACCAGCTCGTCCACCGTCATGTCGTACTCGCTGGGCTTGAACGACACGCGCGGCTGGGTGATGACCAGGCGCACGCGCTCGACGGGCTGCATGTCGAGCATCTCCGCCATGGGCGCGAACTCGGCGAGCCCGCCCAGGGCGTAGAGCGCGAGCTGGGGATTCGGGTAGCCTGGCTCGAATTCCGTCCGCAGCGTGCCTGCACCCACTGGCTCGAATCCCGTCCGCAGCGTGCCTGCATCCACTTCCACGCCTCGCCCATACTTCAGGTCGATCACCACCAGCTCACCATCGGCGCGCAGCACAGCCACGTCCAGCGTGCCCCAGGCCTGTTCGTCGGGCAAGTCCAGGTAGCCGGCGTAGCACACCTTGCGGTCCACCAGCACCACGCCATCATCGCCCGCCACGTCACGCACGTAGTCCATCGTGATCTGGACGAAGCGCGCCATGTCGTCGTCCACGTCGATCACGTGGGCGGCGTAGTAGTCACCTCCGGGCTCGCGCTTGTCCGCCTGCGGGATGACCCGGCCTGCCCAGTTCAGGTGGACCCGGCGGCCGACGTAGGCCGCGGCGGGCTGGCCAGCATTGAGCGCCCAGGTCAGCACCTGGTGCGCGGCGGTGCCCTCGGCGCTGTAGGCGCTGGCCTTGTTCGGCGTGCCAGCCTGGAGGGCCTTGGACCCCGGGCAAAGCATGATCTGCTTGAAGCCCGAGGCGCCCCACGAACTGTGTCCGGTGTCAGCCATGGTGAGCCCCCCGATTGCGTGCGACGTTGCGGGCTTTCACGGCGGCCCGGCGCACGCGGGCGCTGCCGTTGCTGCGGGGTACCAGGTAGACGGCCCGCGGCCCCCGGGCGGCCTGGACGATTCCCACGATAGCCGACAGCAGGCCGGCCAGCGGGTGGTGCAGTGCGCCCTTCACTTCGGACCCCCCAAGCAGCAGCGCGGCGATGTTCTTTTCCATCACGCCACCTCCCGCAGCTCGGCCAGCTTCGCCTCGAACGCGGCCAGGGCCTTGCGGCGGTCGGCCTCGGGGATCTTGTCCGCCTTGGCCACGCCGAACGCCTTGAGCACCGCCAGGGCGGCGTCCTGGTTGACCTTGGCCACGGCCACCACGGCTTGCTTCAGGACGTCGTATTCCAGCGGCGCTTCAGTCTCCGCGGGCGCTTCAGTCTCCGCGGGCGCATCGGCCTTCGGCGTTGCAGCAGCCGGCGCGGCGGCAGGGGCCGCAGATTCGGACTTTCCCGGCGTCGGGGCCTTCTTGAGCGGGCCGCTGCCGCCACCGCCCTGGGCGACTGCGGGGGCGCCGGCAAGGAGGGATTCGGGAACCTCGCGCAGCGCTTGGATCATGGCGCCCAGAGAGGCGAACTGCAGCGTGAGGGTGACGGGTTCGGACATGGAATTTCCTTTCGGTTTGGGAGGGTCAGACGTTAGCGGATGCTAAACGCAGTGTCAAGCACGTGCTAGAAAAATCAGGAGGGCCAAGGAGCCGGAAACGAAGGCCGCCATGACGACGGCAAAGCAGATGGCGTGGGGTTTCACAGGTTGCACCCCGAGTCGCAGTAAGTCCGGTCGCCGATGGTGACGCACTGCATGCCGTCGCCACGGGTCGTGTAGTGCACGCGCTCTATGTAGTCGTGCGTTTCTTCGGCGACGTAGGCCCCGCACGCGCAGGCCATGGCCGTCAAGGCCAGGGCGATCAAGAGGGTTCGCATTGCTTTTTTCCCGTCTGTGGTTGGGGGGTGAAGTGCGCCGTGCGGATGGAGTGCGCGCAAAGCACAGCCCACGCGAGGCCCAGCGCCAGGGCGATCAGGAGGGTTCGCATTGCGCCTCTTCCTTCTCGGCTTGCAGAGTCATAAAAATTTCCGCCAGTTCCGTCGCGGCAGCCGGCTCCCAGCCAGCGGCGAGAAGCTCTTGGTATGCATTTTCGTAGCTCACGGCGAGTTTCCTTTCACAGGTTTCGAATGCGCGATGGGCCGCACAGGCGCCAACACGCGGGTATGGGCCTGAGGCCCGGCTTGCAGGATCGCTCGTGCCCTGCGCTCGATAAGCAGCGCGCGCCAGGTGTCGGATTGGTGGCTGAGCATGGTGCTACTCCTTCAAAAAGGCGCCGGCGGATAGACCGGCTGGGGTTGCTGACGTTTCAGCCGCGCCCATCGCCGACTGCATGCCTTTACTTTAGCACGTGCTAACGTCACGTCAAGCGAATTCCATCACATTTTCAGCAGCTTGCTAAATACTTTAGCAGTTTGCATAATGTGGCACCCCCAAAGCCCTGAGGTTGCCTGACCATGTCTGACACGATACTGAAGCAGTGGATGCGCCGCGCCACCCCTGATGAGCGCCAGGAGCTGGCGCGCGATGCCGGCACCACGTCGGCCTACCTGAACCATGTGGCTGCGCCGTTGGCGTCGAAGTACCGGCGCGAGCCCAGCCCGATCCTAGCCGCCAGCATCGAGCGCAAGACGGTGGCCATGGCCAAGGCGTCCAAGGGCCGGCTGCCAACCGTCTACCGCACCGACCTGGTGGCCGCCTGCGCACAGTGCGAGTTCGCGCAGCGGTGCCTGGGTGCCAAGGCCATCCGGGCCGGGTTCGACCCGGTGCCCGAAGAGTCCACAGACACCGAGGCGTGACCGTGTCGGCGCGCGTGGAGTGTGGAGACTGCCGGCAACTGCTGGCGGGCATGCCTGAATCGTCCGTCGATGCGATCGTGACCGACCCACCGTATGAACTGGGCTTCATGGGCAAGTCGTGGGACTCGACCGGCATTGCCAACAACGTCGCAATGTGGCGCGAGGCGCTGCGTGTGCTCAAGCCAGGCGGGCACTTGCTGGCGTTCAGCAGTACCCGCACGTATCACCGTATGGTGTGCGCAATTGAGGACGCGGGCTTTGATATCCGCGATCAGATCGGATGGGCCTATGGGACAGGCTTTCCCAAGTCGAGGGACGTGGCGAAGGCGATTGACGCGACCATCCTGCACGGCGGCGGCAAAAACGACGTTGACGGCGGGGCCGAAGCGAACCCGCTGCGGACAGAAGCCGCGCGCCAATGGCAAGGATGGGGCACCGCGCTCAAGCCGGCATGGGAGCCGATAGTCGTGGCGCGCAAGCCGTTGGCAAAGGGCGCAACCGTGGCGACCAACGTGATGGCGCACGGCACGGGGGCGCTGAACATTGGCGGGTGTCGGGTCGCGGGTCCGGGCGGGATGACGTGGGAAACCCCTCGCGGCGGCATCTGGGCGACAGATGCCGCCGCGTCAGCGGAGCTCGTGCAGAACGACGTCGGCCGCTGGCCTGCGAACCTCATCCACGACGGCAGCGACGAGGTGCTCGCGCAGTTTCCGCAGTCGAATGGACAGCAAGGCGCGCTGACAGGCGCCGAGCCCAGCAGCAAGACCGCGAACGCCTACGGCAAGTTCGCTGGCCGCGCGCCCAGTGAGCCGCGGGGCGACACTGGCAGCGCCGCGCGATTCTTCTACTGCGCCAAGGCGAGCAAGGCCGACCGCGAAGACGGCAACACGCATCCCACCGTGAAGCCGACCGACCTGATGCGATACCTGTGCCGGCTGGTCACGCCACCAGGTGGCCTGGTGCTGGACCCGTTCACCGGCAGCGGCAGCACGGGCAAAGCTGCCACGCTGGAGGGCTTCCGGTTTATCGGCTTTGAGATGAGCCCCGAGTATGCCGCCATGGCGCGCAGCCGCATCGACGATGTGCAGTTCGGGCACCTCGCATGAACGCCGTGACCGACATCTCCCACGTGTCCCATGTCGCCTGCCCCGCCGTGCTGCGCGACCTGCGCGCCTGGCTGGTCTGGCGCTTCGAGCCCAACGAGAACCCGGGCGGCAAGCCGCGCAAGGTGCCGTACTATGCGGCTGGCGGCCGGCGTGCCGGCGTGCAGGGCCAGCCCGAGGACGTGCAGCACCTGGTCACCTTCGACGCAGCGCGCGCTGCGGCGGCCCGGCGGCGCATGGACGGGGTGGGCTTTGCCACGCTCCCACAACACGGCATTGTGGCGCTCGACTTCGACGCCTGCGTGGACCCCGCTGGCCGGATCCACCCTGAGGTGCTGGAGTGCCTGGCCGGCACCTACGCGGAGTTCAGCCCCTCCGGCGCCGGCATCCGGGCATTCTTCACCGGTGCCTGCAAGGACCACAAGAGCCACCCCAACCCGGCCAAGGGCCACCTCTACGGCGTAGAGGTGTTCAGCCGCAAGGGCTTTGTGACCTTCACCGGCAACACCCTGCCCCTGTGCGACATGCTGGGCGACGGCGACACCGTCGCTCCGCTCAACGCTCCCACGCAAGACCTCATCCGTGCCCGGCTGCGGCGTGACGTGCTGGAGCAGGAAGCCGCGGCGCCCAGCGCCGACGCCCTGGGTCTGAGCGAGGCGCAGATAGCCCAGGCGCTGGATGTGCTGCCGGGGGACCTGCCCTACGAAGCATCGGACGGCCCGAGCTGGACCGGCGTGGGCATGGCGCTGCACCACGAGACAGGCGGCGCTGGGTTCGAGGTCTGGGACGCCTGGGCACAGCGGTCACCCAAGTACACCACGCGCGAATACGGGCTGATGAAGTGGAACAGTTTTGGCAAGGGCGGCGGGCCAGCGGTAACAGCGCGCAGCCTGGTGCACTGGGCCAACGCGCACGGCGCGCACCTCGACCTGCACGGGCCTGCCAGCGCGGCCGAGTTCGACACCGTGGCCGACGGCCTCGCGCCGGCCACACCGAAGGCGCCCAGGTTCACGCCGGTGCCTATGGCCCAGTTCGCCAACGCCAAGGCGCTGAACTGGACGGTGAAAGGCATCCTGCCGCGCGCCGCCCTGGTGGTGCTATTCGGCGACTCGGGCAGCGGCAAGACCTTCCTCACGCTGCAGCTTGCTGCCGCGGTGGCGCGCGGCATCCCGTGGCGCGGCCGAAAGGTGCGCCAGGGTCGGGTGGTCTACGTCTGCGCCGAGGGCCGCCACGGCTTCGCGATGCGCGGCGCGGCCTACGCAGCGCACGCCGAAGTGCCGTGGGCTGACGTGCCACTTGACGTGATCGCCGACGCACCGAATCTCATGCTCAAGGAAGACGCGCTGGCGCTGGCCAAGGCCATCGGCAAGGCCGACCTGGTGGTGGTGGACACGTTGGCCCAGAGCATGCCAGGGGGGAATGAGAACGCCGGGGAGGACGTGGGCCGCGTACTTGCCCACTGCCAGGGGCTGCACCGCGCCACCGGCGCTACGGTGCTGCTGGTCCACCACAGCGGCAAGGACGCCACGAAGGGTGCCCGGGGCTGGTCAGGCCTGCGCGCGGCGGCCGACGCTGAGCTGGAGGTGATCCGCACCCCCACTGGGCGGATGCTTCGCACGGGCAAGGAGAAAGACGGCCCGGACGACATCGAATTCGGCTTCGCGCTGGAGGTGGTGCAGTTGGGGGTGGACGAGGACGGCGACCCGATCACGTCATGCGCCGTGGTGGAGGCCGAGGTGCCCTCGGCCAAGATCCTGCGCGCGCTGGGCCCCAAAGAGACCATTGTGAACGCGGTCATTCAGGAGATGGCTCAGTCTCAGACCACCGGCATCGAGGTGGCCGCGGTGCTGGCCGAGGCTGTGAAGCGCATGCCCGAGCCTACGGACGGAAAGCGCGACACCCGCAAGCAGCACGCCAGGCGTGCGATCGAGACGCTGTGTAGCGGTGGTGAGGACGCCCAATACTGGTTGAGGGACGATGCAACCATCGACATAATGTGAGAAGCGGAAACAAGAAAGCCCGGCAGTGCCGGGCTTTTTGCGTTGGGCGGTGGGGTCAACGCGGGTAGGGGTCTTGCCCCGCGTCCATGCAGTCGAGCACCCGACGCAGTTCCGCTTCCTGCGCCACGCAACTTTGTGCTCTGGCGTTGGCGGCTCTGGCGTTGGCGGCTCTGGCGTTGGCGGCTCTGGCGTTGGCGGCGAAGTAGGCGGCGTAGGCGGCGTAGGTGGCGTAGTCGGCGGCGTCGTAGGTGGCGTAGGTGGCGGCGGTGGCGGCGAAGTAGGCGTAGTTGGCGCGGGCGGCGGCGGTCTCAAGCTCTTCTTCGCTCGCCTTGCCGTTCGCAAAACGTTCCGCTACGTCGAGTGCCGCGATGCTGCGTGGATCGCGCATCAGGTGCTGCACCTGACGCGCACACCAGACGGTGTACAGCCGGATCACGCGCGGTTCTCCGACCACGGCGTTCAAGCACCACGACGTCCCGTCCAGGCCGATGATGTCGAGAATCGTGCGCAAGTGCAGTGGCGCGTCGTCCGCCTGGGTCTTGCCCAGGGCGGCCAGGAGTTTCTGCCAGTCGCGATTGCGGAGGGTGTTGTCGTGGATGCGGTTCAGGGTGGTTTGCATGAGGTTCTCCAGAGTTCGGGCTTTTTGCGTTGGGCGGTGGGGTCAACGCGGATAGGGGTCTTGCCCCGCGTCCATGCAGTCGAGCACTCGCCGGAGTTCCTTTTCCTGCGCCACGCGACTTTTTGCTCTGACGGCGGCGGCGGCGTTGGCGGCGTCAGCGTAGGCGGCGTCAGCGGCGTAGTCAGCGGCGTAGTAGGCGTAGTCGGCGTTGGCGGCGTTGGCGGCGGCGTAGTCGGCGTTGGCGGCGGCGTAGTCGTCGTCGTAGTCGGCGAAGTTGGCGGCGGCGTAGGCGGCTTTGGCGGCGGCCTCGAGCTCTTCCGCACTCGCCATGCCGTTGGCGAAGCGTTCTGCAGCGTCGAGTGCAGCGATGCTGCGCGGATCGCGCATCAGGTGCTGCACCTGACG